TCATCTTAAGTTGAGGGTCTTCTATGCCCAAAGCACCACCAATGGCGTTACCCAACCCTCTAGCACCTGCATAGGTCATAGCTGCACCACGAGCCGCAGGGTCTAGTTGAGCCAACCTGATGCCTTCTGCTAGGCTACTTGTTCTCTGTTGTTCACCATACATTTCGGGGGTTAGACCGAAAAGACTTGCTACGATATCTGCCATGATTAGTCCTTAAGAGAATAAGCCAAGAATAGCTTTTGCAGTAGCTTCTGTAAGTGCTGGAGATGAAGCCGCACCGCTTAGTAATGAAGCATAGGGATTGTTTGTTGCCGCAGGGCCAGTAGCCAATGCCACACTTTGACCTGCACCTTGCAAACCAAGTCTTCCAGCATCAAAGCCAGTTGTTGCACCAATCTTTCCTAAATCAACGCCCATTTGGAAAGGCTGTTGTGCAGCAGTCTCAAGCCCTGTAACCTGTCCCATAGCAGCCGTGTAAGGAGCATAAGCCGCTTGTTGACCACCATAGTACTGACCCATAGCACTTGCACCTTGACCCAAGAGTCCTGCACCAAAAGTAACTTGTTGTTGACCAAATTGTTGAGCATTAGCCGCCAATTGAGCTTCTTGTTGAGCACGAGCGTTATACAAAGCCTGTAACTCAGGAGTAGTAGCACCCATAGCACCACCTTGAGCCACAGATAAGCCACCACGACCTTGTTGTTGGAGTCTGTTTTGCAGATTAGCCAACTCTAACTCTCTGCCTGGTTGCAACAAAGCCATCTGTTGATTCAGATAGTTCTGTGCAACATCTTGAGGATTCTGAGCTAGGTATTGATTTCCAAGACCAAACAAACTCTGTGCGCCTGTTTGAAGAGGAGCAAATTGCCCTTGTGCTTCTTTAGCTTGTGTAATTCCATATTCAGCAAGTTTGGCAAACTGATCCTGAGCCGCTTTAGCTTCAGGACTTAATGTATAACCTGCGCTTGTCAGTTGACCAGTAACAGGATCAACCTTGAACTGTGAAGTACCAAACCTTGTGGTCATCCCAATCGGTCTGAACTGAGCCGCAGCCTTGGCAGCCGCAGTCTCTCTGTCAATCATTACTCTAGCTTTATCAGCCGCTTCTTTAGAAGTCTGTTGTTGTAGTAAACCTGCCGCAGTAGTTGCTCCAGTAGATAACAATTGAGCAATCTGAGCCGCAGTTAAACCTGTTGATGCCAACTTTGTAATGTCTGCAACTGTAGGAGGAGCAATTACGGGTGGTGCAACCACGGGAGGTGCAACTACAGGAGGTGCTACTACTGGCGGGGCTACAACAGGTGGCGTTACAGAAGGGGGTGTAACTGCTGGAGGAGTTACTACAGGTGGAGTGACTACAGGAGGCGTTACCACGGGAGGTGTAAGTAAACCAGGTGTAGTTACTGGAGGGACAAAGGTGGGTGTTAACGCACCAGCACCAGCGTTAGCCAATTCAAAAGCACCTAAGTCAGTCAATGCAGACGCACCCGCATTAGCCAACTCAAACGCTCCCAAGTCAGTTAATGCAGAAGCGCCAGCATTTGCTAACTCAAAAGCACCTAAATCGGTCATTGCAGTAGCACCCGCATTTAGAGCCTCAAATGCTGAACCTGCTCCTGTCCCACCAGTAAGTAAGCCATCAAAAGCACCAGCGCCACCAGCCACACCTAATAAAGCGGCTTGGACAACTGGGTCTTTAAGTGCGTCTACAAGTCCACCAGTAAATGATAAATCTTCTTTAGTTTTTATCGTGTTTACAAACTCACCTGTGGGACTTAAAACTTGAACGTCTGAGCCAACAGGGGCTTTGTAGTTAACATCACCAGTAGTTTTTTCAAGATAGATGTTCTCAATACCACCAATCTGCTGATCCATGCCAGAACCAGTGGTTTGATACTGAGGTGTAACACGAGTATCACCAAGGGTAACACTTTGACCAGGTGGAACAGTAACGGCAACCCTAGAAACAACTTCACTAACAGGAATGCCAAAAGTAGAAGATACCTGTTCAGGACTAATCCCTCTTGTCTCCATCAAAGAAACAATCTGTGCATCCGACATATTCGGATTTGCAAGAAAGATGTTGAACAACTCTTGATTAGTCACAGCCATGATATTTATTCCTCTTCTTTAGGCAATTGCGCTACCGCTTGCTCTTCTATCTTTTTCCAAAGCACATACGCATTGGAGCTTGTTGGAAGTTGACCCAACACATTCAAAATGAATTGGACTTCGTTTGTTTCTAAATTCAGATTCATGCTTGACTCCATGGAGTACCAGTAGCCGTAACAGGATTCTTCTGCAAAGCAATGTTAGCTGCTAGTGCATCTTCTGTGGCTTGCTTTGATACTGTTTCCCAGACCCATCCCAAAACTGTTTCAGGCGTAAGGTTTTCGTATGGAATTACTGGTGTTCCATCAGCCCAAGACGCTGTAGAGTAAATAGATGCCGTGTAATCACCATCGGTAGCAGTAGCCTGCCAATGAGCCGTTATTACAAAATTGTTTGATGTCTCTCTATCAAGAGTGCTAATTGTCCAGACAATAGTAGTCATATTTTTCCTTTAAGAATGACGAGCAAAAGAGCCAAAGTATTTATTTCTTGCTTCATGTGCAACAAGGTCTGCAAGTTCAATGTCATCATACAAACCAAAAGATTTGCTTTTTTTGTTAACAATAATTCTTACACCCCATTTTTGACGTTGCTTATGCCAAACAACATTTTTCAAACCTGAAGTATTGTTCTTAGGAATTTTAGAGTTCATTAAGTTTTCAGAATGTGTTGCGGCTCTAAGATTTTCAATTCTATTATCTTGTGGATTTCCATTTATATGGTCAACAACTGTTGGGAAATAACCATGATGCATTACAAAAATTATTCTATGTGCTTGATGGCGTATGTTTTTAATCGCAATATTCACATATTTACCAACACAACTACCAGCCTTTTTATACACATATCTCTCATTCCATATTGCATAACGACTTCCTGTCTTGAAATCAGACCGAGGGCGTTCTTTCCAAAACAATTCACCATCCCTGTACTCAAACAGTCTATGTGCTTCTTCTTGTGTCAAGGTAGTCATAATTTACCTTTCAGTTTATGGGTGAGATGCCACATAAGCATCAAATTTAGCGTTCAATTCTTGTAAAGCCGCAGTCAATGTAGCCACCAAGAATGATGTGTCGATACCTTGTGGCTTAATTTTTCCATCAGCGTCCACAGCATCTTTTTCACCAGATACTGCTTGAGGCACTACTTCAGCCAACTCGTGAGCAATAAAGCCTTCGCCATCAGAGCCGTCAACATTCCACTTGTAAGTTACTGGCTTGAGCAATGCCACTTTAGCCAATGCGCCTGTCATTGGTGCAATAGTGTTCTTTAGGCGGTAGTCAGATGAGGTGTTATAGGCTGTAGCCGTATCTGAATATGTAATTGACCCTACAAGAGTTGTTCCAAAAGCAAAAAAAACTGCGGTTGTATTTCCTGAAGCTGTTTTTCCAATTAACATCTGTCCAATGCTGGAGTTATTTCTAATTGCAACGCCAGCAGTATTATTAGAGTAAGGAACACTCGTAGCCCCCACCAACAAATTCCCACTGGCATCTAATGTAAGCGCCTGAGTAAAGGTGGCATTAGCACCTGCTGTGCTTGATGGAGCGTTGTACCAAACGTGTTGCCCGCCTGTTTGGTTGTAGGCTGTAGCCGCTATACTGCTTGCCAAATATTTGTAATTTGTGCCGTCGTAATATACGTTTGTAAGAATTTGAGTTAGGTTATTTCCTTGAACACCAAAAGAACCATTTGCTCCCGCACCATTACCAATCTGAATAAACTTTAGACCACTACTCCAAGCACTCGGAGTAACTCCCAAGCCTAGATTGCCTGAGGAGTCGAGCAAAGCCGCAAACGCTGGAGATGTTCCAGTGTAAAAGCCAATCTTTGATGCAATCAATTCAGTCGCAACAAATGCCGCACCGCTTCGGTTGTAAGACTGAATGTAAGTACCACCCTGACTACCGCCTGATGGTGAAACTTCAACTCCTGCCGCACCACCATTACTCACAACAAATTTCTGTTGTGGCGAACTTGTCCCAATACCCAGACCTGTCGAGGTTAGGCGCATACCTTCTGTGTTGTTTACACCAAACATTAAAGTTCGGCTTACACCGAATGACATCATTTTGAAGTCTGTTGAATTTGTTCCAATGTATCCTTGCGAACTCGTATATGTTCCAGTTCCTGTTGAATCTTGAAACCAGAATTGGCCTCCGCTTGTGCCTTTCAAAGTAAGGTTTGTCCAACCACTATCGCCAACAGGCTGTGATGTTCCAACACCAAAATTAGTCCCATCAAAAGTAAGCGCAGAGCCAGTAGCCAATGCACTTGTACTTGAGGCGTAAACCACACCGCCTGATGTGAATGATGTTAGGTTAGTACCACCATTGGCAGTAGGTAGTGTTCCTGTCACACCAGTAGTTAAAGGAAGTCCTGTCGCATTGGTCAGCGTTGCACTTGTAGGTGTTCCCAATACTGGAGTCACCAAAGTCGGAGAAGTCGCAAAAACAGCAGAGCCTGTTCCTGTCTCATCAGTTAACGCAGAACGTAGATTGGCTGAACTAGGAGTCGCTAGAAAGGTTGCTACACCTGTTCCTAGACCTGATACACCTGTAGCGATAGGAAGACCTGTAGCGTTCGTTAAAGTCGCAGCAGAGGGTGTTCCTAAGTCTGGTGTTACCAAAGCAGGGGATGTAGCGAATACGGCTGATCCTGTGCCTGTTTCGTCTGTCAAAGCAGAACGCAGATTAGCACTAGAAGGTGTTGCCAAGAAAGTAGCCACACCCGTACCTAAACCACTCACACCAGTACTGATTGGCAAACCAGTAGCATTAGTCAAGGTTGCGGAGGCGGGAGTTCCTAGAGTCGGTGTCACCAAGGTAGGTGAGTTGGCAAACACCAAAGCACCAGAACCTGTTTCATCTGATACTGCAGAGGCAAGATTGGCAGATGACGGAGTTCCAAGGAACGTAGCTATACCAGTACCAAGACCTGAAACGCCCGTGGAGATCGGCAAACCAGTTAGATTAGTTGCCACACCAGAAGCAGGAGTTCCCAAGGCGGGAGTAACAAGTGTTGGCGAGTTTGACAGAACTACAGAGCCTGTACCAGTAGAGGAAGTTACACCAGTACCGCCATTGGCGACAGGAAGAGTTCCTGTAATGTCGGCAGTTGAAAGCGTTACCGCATCCCATGTGGCATTTGTGCCATCAGTCTGAAGGTACTTATTAGCATTACTTGTTTGGCTAGGCAAGAGGTTGTTCAAAGCCGCAGTAGCCGTAGAAGCACCTGTACCGCCATCAGCAATGGCTAAGTCTGTGATACCTGTGATTGAACCGCCAGTAATTGCCGCAGCAGAGTTATCTGTCTTAGTCGCCACAGCAGTAGCGATGTTGTTGAACTCAGTATCAATCTCAGTACCTCGCACGACCTTGAGTGGATCGCCAGGCGTGAGGTTGTCTTTAGTAGCGAAGTTAGTACTTTTTGTGTAGTTACTCACGATATTTTCCCGTCTTTAGATTGAATCTCAATTTTCTGAATCGACAACTGAGTTCCGTTGATAGTAGTTTCGTAACCTGTTTGCACAATTTTACCCGCACCAGATGCGTTTACGTCTAATGTTTTGATAAGCAAACCACCTGAGTATTCAGCTACTCCGTACTCAGCCAAACCATACTCATAGTTCTGTTGGGTAGGAATAAAAGCATTCCCAGACAAATAGTTGGCGGCAAAGTCAAAGCCCCACTTAATCGTCACAAACTGGTTAGAACCACCAATGATGATTGTTTTAATTCTCTTGAGGATAGAAATCTGGTTCTGATTACCAAGGTCTGCATGGTTCGTAAAGTAGCTCAATCGGTAAGTAGAAGTGTTATCCAAGAAACTTCCATACTTGCCAATAAAGCCTGTTTTACCAATATACAAGTCACCATTGCGAAGCGAATAGAGAGCTGTAGGCGTAATAGAGTCCCACTTGGTTACTCTAAACGCACCATCTTGAAGTTGCATCTTTGTATCAAAACAGAAGACCTGTCCCGTAACAGGCAGAGTCAACAGATAAAAAGCATTCTTTTCTGAGTAAACAGACTTCAGATTAGCAAGAGTTTCTACCGCCAAAGAGGAAATAAGGTCAGAACGTACATTCTTAGACAAGTCTCTCAGTGGTGCAGACTTCTCTTGGATCGTCCTCATCAATGAACGAACACCTGAGTCTGATAAGAAGATAACGTCTGTGCCGATACTTTGTATGGTGTCTCTAGCAATACACCCAATAGAGCCTACTGTGTCTGATAGAACCAAAGATGCGGGTGTCGAAGCACCAGAATAAACAAGAATCTGCCTCTTACCAAAGATAAAGAAGAAGTCATTGTGCGCTGCCAAACCCATGATCTCATCTGCGCCATTAGGCCAAACACGAGATACATCCAATGTTCCTGAAGTGCCACCACCCCATACATGACCTGCAATTAGATCAGAGAAGGTAATCGTCACCTTATCTGTAGATGTACTAGCCACCCACAGACGACCAAACGCAGAGATAGCAATGTTGGCTAAAGGAACAGTCCCTACATAACCAGACTTCTCAGATACTCTACGATACGTAGTAGTACTTATAGCAGGGTCAAAGATGAGGGGGTCGTGTCCTGTTTGGAAAAAATAAGCTATTCCATTCAAGGAGGCACATTGCCAGTTAGATGCCGTAATAGTAGGGGCAGAGCCTCCACCACCATAGGTCAACTCAGTCACCGCATTAGCAGTACCAAGTTTAAATAATTTGTTGTTACCCGCAAACAGAACAGTCAAAGTGCCATCAGTTTGGACTAACTCATGTATCACGCCAACAGGATTAGACCCAAGATCACCAGATGAGGAATTAACATGGGTGTAGCCCTTACGAGCGCCAATACGACCAAACTGGTCAATCACACAATTAGCCGCAGTTAAAGCAAAGCCAGAGGACAAATCCAATGGCGAATCTTGCGTGTTCAGGCCATAAAAGCCTGGTGCGCTAATGCTTTGACTTTGAAGTGGTGATGCCATTTAGACCGCCACAAAGTTGTCTTCAGGGTAACGAGTAGACTCCAATGCAATAGCATCAGAGAGCATTCCACGGAATAGAGCGTACGCCTCATTAGAAGCAGTCCCGCCATCCTCACCACGCTCAATCAAAGCACGAGCATAAGCACTCTGAGCAACCAAATAGTCCAAAACCTTCACAGATGTGCCGTCAGCAGACAAAGCAGCTTGAGGTATTGTCAGGTCAAACAACAGAGTAAAAGCACCATTAGGCACTGGAAACAGGTCTACTTTGGTGTCTCCACTACCATCTACACCGCTAAAGCAGAACTCCGAAGGAATAGATTGTGAAGGTGCACCAAGGTTTAATTTGCGGTTCATGTCCACAAACTCAATATTGCGAAGACCAATCAAACTGGTTGTGTTGATTGCATCATTGATACGGAACTTTTGTCCCGCACCTGTCAAAGCATAGGAACTCGTACCGCCAGTAGTCGTTACTGTGATTGTTTGAGCAAGGCAATTCCAGTTATAAGAGTCTTCAATCTGTCTCTTAGCATCATTGACAAACTTGCCAATCAAAGCGGAATAGGTTGTCTCTGAGACTGTAGAAACAGTAGTCTCACGCAAACGGGTAAGCACATCGTTAACAAGTTCTAAGTAGGTCATGTTCTTTGCGCTCCAAAGACTTCAAATGTAGCAAAAAAGCTAAATGAACTTCCCGCCTCTGTTGTTATTTGAAGTTTGTCACCCTCTTCAAAAACAATGTAAGACTCTTTGCTAAACTTACTTAGGTATTCTTTTGAGGTAAAAGTAACCTCAGTCAGAATGTCATGCGAAGAAGCGGCACTTGCATCATTCCAAACAACAGTGATGCTTTTTGTTGATCCACCAATGTTGTGGATGTAAGCCAATACAAGATTGGCGTAGTAACCCGTAGGTACTGTGTAAACAGTAGTCAGCGTAGCGGCTGTAGGTTCTAATCCAATTGAGGTTGGCCTCATTTACTATTCCTCTTAGAGATCGCTTTAGCCTTAGCCTTAGCGTCTTCCTTGGACGATGCGCCCCAAGCTCTAAGAGATAATAGGAGTCGGGTAGGCTTCCCATCTTTCATCTCAGCGCCAGGCATATTGCCCATTCGTGCTAAAAAGGATGCCCTACGAGGGTTATCTCCCGACTTTACTGGTGGTTTTAAATTGCCACCCGTTTCTGCATTATACGATGCTCTTCCTTTGGCATTCAAGCCCCCTTTGGGGTTTTTTCCTTCTTTTGTTTGCCAAGCAGGAGATTTCATTTCTTCTTTGCGGTCTTAGCCGCAGCCTTAAATGCCGCCTCAGTAGGAGCACCTTTAGAGCCAACCTTACGCATCTTTTCCTTAGAACCAGCTTTTATGCGTTCTTGTTTGGCATTGATGTTAGCGTACAGACCTTGTTTCATTTCTTCTTCCTCTTAGATTCTGAAATGGCAATGGCAATCGCTTGTTTAGGATTCTTCACCACAGGGCCTTTTTTGCCAGAGTGAAGAGTTCCTTCCTTAAACTCACGCATTACCTTCCTGATCTTGGTGGCGGGTTTCATTTGCCACGACCTGCTTTTTTCATCATGTTCGTAGCGGTACGACCACCACGGGTAGGCATAGCTTTAGGCTTACCAATAGCAATCATTACAGTAACGGGCATGGATTTCTTTTTGCCATACTCTTTGGCTTCTTTCTCGCCTTTTTCTGTGTATGGGAATTTCTTGTTTCCAACTTGAGGCATATAAATCCTTATCGAACTAGCTTGGTTGCAATGAAAGAAATGACACCACCTACGACAGAGGCGATTGCCATTCCAACGAAAAAGCCACCTTTAGACTTATTAGCCATTTCTAAAAGCGTTTTAATATCTTGGCGAAGTGCATGGACTTCTGCTTGTAAAGCCTCAACTTGGGCTTCTAGCTTGCCGAATTCTCTTGGATCAATCTCAGACATTTGATTTCCTTGGACGACCCATCTTTTTAACAGGTACTGGAGGTTGCAAGACTATTTGCTTCTCAGAAGGTTCTTCTTGAACTTCATCAATTCTGACGTAACCTTGATGACCTTTCATCGAATCAATATCGTGTTGATAGGTAAAAGTGACTGTTTGTCCACTTGTTAAACATCTAAAGGTTGCCATAAGAACTCCATTAAAAAGGGGGTTATTAGCCCCCTTTTATTAGACCATGCGAGCTACAACAATACGAAGTGTTGCAGATGCTAAGTCAACTGTTGAACCAGATTCATTCTGGATACGGAACTTAACTGTATTTGCGGCAGAAACATAACCTGTTACTGTCAAACCAACCAAATCCACACCCAAAGATGCACCGATAACCATGTCGCCTAAAGCTACGCCAGGGATTGTTACATCGTCTGTCTCGCCAGCGCCATCAACCAATGAACCTGCGTCCAAAGTTGCACGTACAGCCCATGTGTCGCTAAACAAACCACGGAACTGGTCATTACCCCTACGGGATACTACTGCTGAAGCGGTTGCCATAATAAATTCCTCCTAGATTAGAAAAAATCCCCCCACCCGTGAAGATGAGGGGAAAGTGGCAACTATTAGGCTGGAACTGCTAACGCAAATGCGCTAGAAGACAAAGCTGCACCAGTTGTAGCGGCAGTACGCATGGCTTTCACACCATACAAAGTGTCCGATGTAAACAAAGTAGCAAGGTAGTCTTGCTTGTACTGTGTCTGTGAACGGATGCCCATCTGCTCAACCAGAACCATAGAGTCCTTGTGACCCATCAAGCAGATACGATCAGCGCCAGAGTTACCAGCACCATTATCAGCATTGCTTGTTGTGAACACGGGGATGCCATACAGTTGACCGATTTCACCAGTACGGATTGCATTGCCATTGCCCACAAAAGCCTGCTCAGTGTAACGGGACAGACCCATCAACGTGTTGCGGCTTGAAGGGGGAATAACAAAGAAACGACCATCCATAGGAGTGTCATTGTCGTCCAAACGCTGAATGGTGCGGCGAATAGCGGCATCAGTCAATGCGGCTGCATTGGAAGATGTGCTGTTGTAAGCAGTAGTACCATCAGAACCGATGAAGGCTTTGGTAGTAGTGTTGCTTGTAGCATAGTCATCAGTACCGACAGTAGCACCATTGAATGCACGACCCAAGCGGATCAAACTAGTGTCTACTTGCTTGGCAAGCGCATAGCCCGCATCAGCAGTGTAGAACTGGCGCAAGCTGTTCAGGGCTTGTGCTTCAACTATGTCCTCAATGAAACGTGAGTATTCAAAATGTTGGTTGATATTAACCAAAACTTCTAACTCAGTATCTGCAATCAGAGTGACGGCAGTAGAGGCGGCTTTTGCAGAAGCTGAACCACGGGTAGGAGCGGGAATGTGAACAGTGTCACCTTTCTTGCCCTTGAAGTTCATCTTCATAACGATGTTAGCCAATACAAGGTTTTTCTTGTAAGCGGCTACGATTTCATCACTCCAAATTTCTGGAATGAACGTTGCTGCGGTTGTTGTTGTTACCGCTGGTGTTGGATATGCCATGATTAAATCTCCTAAAGTTTAACGAACTCGACCTTCTTGATATGCTGCCATAATTTCTTGACTTAGGGCATCATAACGATCTGGGTCTTGCATTTTCAGCCGAATAAGGTCTGCCCTTCGGTATACCTTCTTTGATGATTCACCAGAACCACCTACATCTACACCTACTGCTTTTAAGTTCTGTTTGCGAGTTACCTCACCCTCATCACTTACTTGCTTCTGTTTAACAGAACGTAGCTGTTTATAGGTCGATAGCAATTCATTGGCAGAGTCAAAATCATATCC